GAATCATTGGATCGTGATGCTCAGAAGGCAATCACCAGTCAATTGGCAGCAGGCAATAAAGCCATTGAAACTCTGTTGACTTCAGAAATTGGCGAAACTACCAGAGTAGTTGCTAATTCAACATTTGACAGAATTGAGAAAATGGCTGATGAGTTGGTATCAAACGAGGGTATCACAAAAGCTTCTGCTATTCGAAAGATTGCTCTTTCTCATGCTGATCTTTACAAACAGTATGTTGAAGAGAATCGTGAATCGCATAAGCAGTAATCAGGAAGGAGATATCACTAATGGCATGGACAATTCCAGGGTTTACTTTCTCAAGAGTAGCTGGGGCTGATTTGAGTGCACTCCAGTACTACTACGTAAAGCTCAGCACAACAGATACTGTTGTTGTATGTGCGGCAGCTACCGATGTCCCCATCGGTGTTTTGCAGAATGCACCGACTAGCGGTCAGGCTGCAGAAATTATGGTAACTGGTATTACCAAGGTTAATTCCAATGCAGCTTTGTCTATTGGAAATTTGATCGGCACAGCAGCTGATGGTCAAGCTGATGCAAAGACAGCTGGTACCGATACCACTGAATATGTGGTGGGCGTTGTATTGGAAGCTAGTGGGGCTGCTGGTGAATTAGCTACCGCAACTGTTAATTGTTTGAATCCGCATCGTGCGGCATAAATAATAATGCGCCAAGCGACATTGGAACTTCATGCATTATCAATTCGTTTGGCAAAAGGTCTCATCAAAGGATGGGAACGATGGCTACGTCAAATCGTTGATGAAGACCGAGAAGGTAACATTAAGGAAGCCGGGAGGATAACTAATGGGTCAGCCAACAAGAAATAGTGTTCATGTTGATGCAGTTCTTACTAACATCAGCGTGGCGTATATTCAGGATCGTTCTAAGTATGTCGCAACGCAGGTGTTTCCTATTATTACAGTAGATAAAGCATCTGATGTATATTTTACTTATACAAAAAACGATTGGTTTAGGGATGAAGCCCAACGTCGAGCAGATTCTACTGAATCGGCTGGTAGTGGGTACAATCTGACAACCGCTTCGTATAGCGCTGATGTGTTTGCTTTTCACAAGGACATTGGTAATCAAACTCGTAACAATGCTGATAATCCAATTAATTTGGATACAGAAGCTACCGAGTTTGTGACACAGCGTCTCTTGCTTCGACAGGAGAGAAAGTTTGTGTCCGATTGTTTTACAACTGGTGTCTGGGGAACTGACCGTACATTGTCAGGGACCGATCAGTGGAGTGATTTTGTAAACAGCGATCCACGAGACGATGTGGATACGGCTGTGGAAGCCATTCTCGGTGTTACTGGTTTCAGACCTAATACAATGGTTGTGGGTTGGCAGGTTTGGCGTCAGTTGAAAAATCACCCCGATTTCCGCGAGCAAATCAAGTACACCTCGGCTGATAATATGACGCCAGGAATGGTTGCTTCAATGTTGGAAATTGATCGATTCATCGTTGCCAGTTCCATCTATGCAACTAATGTTGAAGGTGCGACGGGAGCTTATGCATTTAACTTTGGTAAATCAGCTTGGATTGGTTACGTTAATCCCAGTCCTGGTCTACTTGCTCCGAGCGCAGGTTATACCTTTGCGTGGAATGGTGTATCCGGTACACTGGGCGCAAATGTTGGAATCAGTAGCATTGACATGCCGTTGAAGAAAGCAATGAGAGTTGAGGGTGAAATTGCTTTTGACAATAAGATTGTTGCCACTGATCTCGGATATTTCATTAGCGCAGCAGTTGCTTAAAATTGGGGGTTCATATGCATTGCGTGGTTCAGAAACCGTTTCACGGTAACGGTATTGATTATAAAAGTAATTGGTTAATCGATACTGATGGATGGAAGTCGCGCCGGAGAAACCAACTGATTTCACAGAATTATATACGAGTCGCCTCCGATGAAGAGATTTCTTCCGCAGCAGAAGAGAAGAAACCTTCTTCTCCACGGCGACCGTCCACTCGAACCCGTAAGAAGAAATCAACTGCTTCCAAACGGAGGTAAGGTATGGGAGTACAAGGAAAAAATAAAGGTAATTTCGTTGTCGGTCGTATGAGTAGCGATAATTTAAGCACCGCTACTGTGACGATTACCAACGCACAAATGCTCACTTTGAGAGCGTCACCAATCACGTTAGTCCCTGCGCAGGGTGCAGGAACTGTGGTTGAACTTGTCGGCGGTCAGCTGTTTCTGGATGCATCGGGAGCGGTGTATACAGAGTCTACGGACAATTTGGCCGTTAGATATGTCGATGGGTCAGGAATCCAGGTGTCTGAAGATATTGAATCAACTGGATTTGTGACTGTTGCTGATGAAATGGCGACATCTGTTGTTGCAAAAAAAGATGCTATTGCGACTGACGCTCAGTGCGTTAATCAAGTATTGGTTTTGCATAATACAGGTGACGGTGAACTCGGTGGTGGTAATTCCGCAAATGAAATGATTTGCAAGATTTCATACCGTGTTCATGCGAGCGGTTTCTAGTAGAGGAAGTCGATGACTTGGACATATAACTCCGCGTCGATTGGAACTGATCTCGCAAAAATTCGTTTGATGATTGGTGATACAGATACTAATGATCAGCAATTAACTGATGAAGAGATTCAGTTCTTTATCGACACGGAGCAAACGATCTTTATGGCAGCGTACCGATGTGCGCTGGCTTTGGTCGCTGAATATGCTCGAAAAGTTGACAAGGAGATGGGTGATCTCAAAATCCTTGCAGCGCAACGTCATCGTCATTATCTTCGACTAGCAGATCGATTAAATCAGAAAAATATTCCTGGTATTCCATCTGCAGGAGGCGTTTATCAAACTGAGAAAGATACCTTAACGGATAATACGAATTGGGTACAACCTTTCTTTAAACGCGGAATGATGGAGAATTCGTAGTGGCTGTCAGTCCAAATCTGGATTACGGGTTTCGGTCATTAATGACAGAGACGGTGACAGTTGCACCGAAATCTGGTCAAGATCAATACAACGTCCCGACGTTTGGTACAGCAGTTGAGTACCAAGCGAGAGTCGTTGGAAAAATTATGGAGTTACGAGATCGACGGGGAGAAGAAGTAACAACAACATTTGAGCTATGGCTTGATACTGTTGATACCATTCAACCTGATGCTCGATTGACTTTAACCGGATCAAAGTGGATTGACACTACACCAGAAATATTTACGGTTCGACGTGTAACTGATGATAAGGGTGATAGCCATGTTCAAATTTCATGTGGATGGCAGTACCATCGACAAGGGAGCGGATAATGGCTAACCCTATTTCTATTAAACCTGATAGAGTTAGACTTAATATAACTCGTTTACGTATAGGACGTATGAGGGAAGCGGCTCTCGATGCAGCCCACGACGCATTTACAGAAATTACTAAAGGTATAAAAGAAACAAGCCAAATGTTGGTTCCTCGAAAAACTGGTGCATTGCAGAAATCAGCTTACAGAAGAGTAGATCGTCGAGGTAATGATATCAATGCAGAAGTTGGATACGATGAATCTAATGAATTAGGTTATGCGTGGATAAGGCATCAGGAACCAGCAAAAACGTACACTACACCAAATACCACTCATCAATATTTACTTCTTGCTTTTAATCAATATGAAGATCTTGTTGATGATGTTGTTATGGCAACTTATCAAAAACGGTTGAAGAAAATTGGTTTTAAAGAAGCCACGACCGGTGGTTTTGTACGTGGGATGTTCTAATGTCGTTATTAGAAGATATTAGTCTTCGGCTGGATAGTCAAGGACGAGGCACACGGGGGACTAATATATTTATTTCCCAGTCACCTGATGCTCCAGACAATATTATTGTCATTTGGGAGATGATGGGTCAAGAACCCTATAATGCAATGGGTCCGTCAGGAACAGCTCCATACGTTAAACGTCCTCGATTTCAAATTATGGTAAGAAATACAAGTTATGCTTCGGCACAAACTTTATCAGATCAAATTTTTTCTGATTTGCATTGGTTTAAAGGAACCATCGATTCGACTGACTATTTGTTGATTCGAGCTTTAAACCAACCATATTCAGCAGGGGAAGATGAGAACCGAAGAGCACAATTAATGTGTAACTACAGATCATGGAACAGATAGTGACTAATAAAGATATGTTGCAACAACAACTTTTAGCTCTTCAAGCTAATTGTGCTTCTATTGTTCAAATTGTTGAATCAACATTGTTAATACTAAATGATATTGAAAAATCGCCTTCGGTCACAGAACCGGAGATGTGTTTGCATCCTAAAGATATGTTACAAGATGCACGAACAATGGGTCATCCCACTCGATGGAGATGTCCCCAGTGCAATGAATATCTTGATATTGCGAACGATCAAATTCCGCAAAGAAGGAAACAGGAGATTAATTGATGGCTATTCAAGGATTAATGGATGCTAGAATATTTTTGGGAGGGTATGAATACACCAGCTTTTCAAATTCGTTGACGACAGACTATGGTGTTGAAATGCTGGACAACACTGTGTTTGGTGATTCAACGAGATCGAATCGTGCTGGTCTTCGTACTTTCGGTTTTTCTGTAAATGGGTATCGAGACGACGGAGCATCCACTCCTTTTGGAGACGCCTCAGGAACTGCGTATTCTCGAATAGGAGCGGCTCGGGAAGTATTCTCATTCGCTCCTGTCGGTACGGCAGATGGTCAACGGTCGTTTACAATTCGTGGAGTCAATGGAACCTATACTCCTTTATCGGGATCGGTTGGAGATCTTTTACCTTTTGAGTTGACTGGAAGTGCTGCTCACTCCGAATTGATTAAAGGTGTTGTTGAAGGTGTTGGCACAAAAACTTCGACAGCCAATAGCACGGGGTCTAATTTAGGTGCGTTGTCTGCTACACAAACTCTGTATGCAGGTCTTCATGTTACAGCGTTTGCCGGAACTTCACCTACATTAGATGTTTTGATTGAGAGTGATAGTGGTTCTGGTTTTGGGACAGCTTCTTCTCGAATTGCATTTACTCAAAATACGGGAAGCATTCAATCTCAGTGGGGAAGTGTCAATGGGGCTGTTACCGATACGTATTGGCGAACAAAAATGACTATCGGAGGATCAGGCCCTTCATTCACGGTTTATGTAACTCTAGGAATTGGAAGTCTAGCTATTTCTTAAGGAGGTAGGGTAATGGCAACATTTGTATACACCGATGCATCGGTAGTCGTTAATTCAGTTGATTTGAGTGATCATGTAAAATCTTGTACTCTGAATTATGAAGCTGAAATGCTTGATGATACAGTGATGGGCGATACGACTCGCTCGAACATGGCGGGGCTGCTGAATTGGTCGATTGATGTGGATTTTCTTCAAGATTTTGCATCAGCAAAAGTCGACGCAACATTGTTTACTCTCGTAGGGGCTGCAGCATTTACTGTAGTGCTAAAGCCTACCAGCGGATCTGTTTCTGCAACGAATCCATCGTTTACCGGTAGTGCGGTTCTGGAATCCTATCCCCCGATGACGGGAGGGGTTGGAGATCTTGAAACAGTAAGCGTGACATTTCGATCTGCTGGAACATTGGCTAGAGCTACATCGTAAACTGAGTGGTACTGGGGGGAGGGATGTCCCTCCCTCCATTTTTTTTATCTCCTGTAACGCTCGCTACCCAGCCTCCGTTATAAGGATTAGGAGAATATCGTATGTCTAACCTTC